CAACCAGATGCACAAGTCGGCCCACGGCGACGGCACGGGCTTTGGCGGCAAGGAGTTCGGCGGCCTGCAGCTTCTCGTGGCGGTCGCGGCCGGCGCGACGGTCGCGGGCATCAACTCGGGCGTCGCAACCTGGTGGGACAACCAGCGCCGCGCGATCGGCGCCATGCCCACGGTGACGAACATCTACGGCCATATGCTCGCGCTGTTCCTGCAACTGTCGCGGGGCGGCACCGACAAGCCCAACCTGATCGTGTCGGACAATAGCTGGTACTCGGTGTTCGCTCAGTCGCTCCAAGGCGCGCAGCGGTTCATGGACCGCTCGCTCGCGTCCGCGGGCTTCGAGAACATCATGTTCCAGATGACGCCGGTGGTCCCCGATGGCGGCATGGGCGGCTACGCCCCGGCCGGGATGCGCTTCCTGAACCTCGATACGATCGAGCTCACCATGCACAAGAAGCGCAACAACGTCGTGCTCGGCGGCCCGCGCCGCCCGCTGACCGAGGACAGCGACACGGTGGTGATCGCCGGCATGGGCAACTGGCTCACCGACAACCGGATGCTGAACGGCGTCCTGACCCAATAAGGCGCGATCCCCCGCGCCTTGCCGGCCGGGCCTCCCCACGAGGCCCGGCCGGACCCCCTCTTAGCCCAAGCCCTTGGAGCCACCCGTGAACGTCCATCCGCAGTTCGGCCCGACCCCCGCCGGCTTCCAGCCCGGGATGCCCGGCGCCTTCAACCCCCGCCACCCGGTCGCGGTCGCCCCCGTCCAGGACAAGAACAACCTCACCCACCTCGACCTGTCGGGCACCATGGCCCCCGTGCAGGGCTCGGGGGGGCTCAGGATCCAGTTCTTCTACGCCCGCGTGTGGGTCCAGCCGCTCGACCTTCCGGGCGAATGGGACACCCGCCTGTGCGTGGCCAAGGCGATCAAGGGCGACGCCCGCTCCATCGCCGTCACCGAGATTTCGCCCGAGCTCGCCGCCTGGCAGTTCCCCGACGATTGGGCCACGTTCACGGCGACCGAGGCCCTGCCGGCCCAGGGCACGCCCATGCAGGAGCTCCCGGGCCTCACCCAGTCGCAACTGGCCTACCTGGCGCTCTACCACGTCCGCACCATCGAGGACCTGGCCGAGCTCGGCTCCGAGCGCGCGGGGCAACTCGGCCTCGAGGTGGCGCACGCCTACAGGAAGGCCGTGGGCTGGCTCGAGCGCGCCCATGGCAACGCCGCCCTGATCGACGCCGCCACGCGCGACCTCGCCACCGAGCGCGAGCTCGACCGCCTGCGCCAGCGCGACGTCGAGCGCGATCGCGAGATGATCGAGCTCCGCGCCATGGTGAAGGCCCAAGCCGCGATGGGCGGGGCCGCGGTGCCCGCCGCGATGGCCGGCCCCCTCGCCGTGGACGGCGAGCCGATCCGCGTCCGCGAGGGCGTCCAGGATCCGTTCGCGGTGGGCTCGACCGGCAGCGTGAGCGGCAACGACGACCTCGGGGGCGACGCCGCCGACGACGGCCTCGACGGCCTGCCGCCCGACCCGCTGGCCGCCGCGCCCCGCGGCCGGCGCCGCTGAGCCATGAGCCGGACCCTCCTCGCGCTCGCCGCCGAGGCCTGCGAGCGCGACAACACCTCGCCCGCGCCGGCGACGCTGTTCGGGGAGGAGCGCCCCCAGGTGGGCCGCATCCTCGTCACCGCCGCGGCCGACACCCTGCGCGACCTCCTGCGGCGGACGGACTGGGCCGGCCACTCGGACCTCACGAGCTCCTGGGCCTTCACCCTGGCCCCGGGGCGCTTCGCCTATCCCCTGCCCCCGGACTTCCTGCGCCTCATCCCCAACACCGAGCACCTGGGCGGCAACCCCATTCGGACGATCGGCACCACGCCGCAGGCCTGGGCCGGCTGGCTGTTCGGCGCCGCCACCGACCCCGCGCCCTTCGCCTGGAAGATCCAGAACGGCGCGCTCTACGTGCTTCCGACCCCGACATGCGCCGAGCTCGTCACCATCAGCTACATCAGCGCGTGGCCCGTCGTGTCGGTGGTCCGGCCGGGGGACTACTCGTTCAAGACGTCCGTGCCGACGCTCGGCGCCGGCCTCGTGCCCCGCGACGGGCACCTCGCCATCGCCCCGAGCTTCGACCTCGTGGCCGAGGGCCCGCTCGCCGGGACCTGGGACGACACCGCCCCCGGATGGGACCAGGCGCAATGGGAGCGCGAGCTCCACGAGCTCCTGGGCCGCCTGGCGCCGCTCAGCACCCGCAAGCCCTTGCCCGAGGTGCGCCGGCCGGCCTTCACGGCCGACACCGACCGCGTGGCACTGACCGATGACCATGTGCTGTCGCTCGGGCTCACCTTCCGCCTGCGCCGGGCCCTGGGGCTCGATTACGACGCGCAGCGCGACGAGTACGAGCGCGAGCTCGAGGTGCGCGCGAGCCACGACGGCAGCGTGAACCGCGGCTTCCGGCTCGGCGCCTCCTCGGCCCCCGACGTCCTCCCGCTCGGCGGCGGGCTTTGGTCCGTGTCCTGATGGCCCGCCCGCGCCCCGGCACCACCCGCGCAGGGGCCTTCCCGCTCCCCGTGGCCGGCTACGACGCCCGCGCCGACGAGCGCGCGAGCTCGCCCAAGGTGGCGGCGGTCCTCCACAACCTGCGCCCCACCGGCACCGGCCTGCGCTCGCGCCCGGCGCTCGACACCATCACCGGCCCCTCGGACACCATCCAGCGGATCCCCGTGGACTTCGGCCGGCGGCGCGGCTCGATCGAGCTCAGCCCCACCGGCGCCAGCTACGAGGGCGCCGTCCTCACCGGCCGCTTCGCCGGCGACGCGCTCCACGCGCAGATCAGCGGCAACGTCCTCATCGCGGACCGCACCGCGGGCCTCGTGCGCTTCGACGGCGCCCGGTTCTTCAAGGACGAGTTCACCGTGCCCGAGGGCGTGGCCCTGTCGCGCCTGGACGGCGTGACCGCCCACCACGACCGCGTGTTCGCCTGGGACACCGGCGGGCCACCCGATTTCTACTACGGCGCGGTGGGCGCGGTGATGGGCCCGCTGACGCGCTTCCCGCTCTCGCGCCTGGGCAACGTCACGGGCCGCATCCGCGCCATGCTGAGCCTCACCCGGGACTCGGGGGCGGGGTCCAACGACGCCCTCGCCATCTTCACCGACACCGGCCAGATCGTCGTCTATGAGGGCTTCGACCCGGGCGACGCCTCGGACTGGCGCCTCGCCGGCCGCGTCACCGGCGCCGCCCCGCGCTCGCGCCTGGGCTTCGCGCAGGTGGGCCCCGACGCCTGGATGCTCACCGCCCATGGGATCGTGCCCGTCTCGGCCGCGCTGCGGGGCAACGTCGCGGCCCTGACCTCGCCCCTGTCCGCGGCGATCGCGGACGAGCTCACCCCGCTCCTGGCCTCGGGAGAGGGCACCTGGTCCCTGGTCACGGCGCCCGAGGGCGACCTCGTGGGGCTCAACTGGGCCCGGGACGGCACCGCCCGGCAATGGTGGTTCGACACCCAGGCGAAAGCCTGGTGGACCTCCGACCTCCCCGCCCGCTGCTTTCACGGGCCGGGGCTCGATCTGCGCTTCACCGCCTTCAGCGGGCGCGAGGTGGGCCTCAGCGACCTCGACCCCGCCGGCGCGATCACGATGACCTGGCGCTCGGGCTGGATCGACGCGCCCGGGCGCGACGCGGGCCTGTCGTACCTCGAGCCGCTCCTCCTGATCGACGGCCGGGCCAAGGTCCGGCTGCGGGTGGACGGCGACGAGGGGCTGAGCGTGCCCTGGCAGGCCGTCTCCCTGGGCGCCCCCGGCCAGACCCGCCAGCGCCTTCGCCACCGCTTCGCCGTGGGCCTCTCGGCGCCGCGCGTGCGCCTGCATTGGGAGTTCACCGCGCCGCGGCTCGAGCTCCTGGGCCTGGACGCCGGGTTCCGATGAGCGCCGTGCTCGCGGGCCGCGTGCTCTACGGCGCCGACGCCGACGTGCTGGCCTGGCTGGCGCCCCGCATCCCCGGATGGGCCCCGTCCCCGGGCGCCACCGCCCTGGGGGTGGTGGACGCCGCCGGCCGCCTGGTCGCG